TCTGATTCGTACTGGAGTATTGTTTGCAACGCTGGAAGGGTTCGCAACCATATCAGAATCATTTGTGTACTATGACAGGCAATCATTTGATTCTGATTATGAATTGCATAGGGTTGCACCTGATTCACCATACTACATACCTGATCATGGAACTAAGGTTGGCTACATCCTTACAGATGTAGAATCAATCGAACCTGAGAGGATCTTAAGCAAAGGTATTGTAGCTCGCAAAATAGGAAGACCCTGTTTCCCAATGAATTAGCGGGCAAAAAAACCGCGGGAAAAACTATCATAAAATTTTATGGATTGATTGAAATTGTTTTAGGTTGGAAGCGAATACATATTACAACCATTGAAAGGGGTGTAGCAATGCAAGTAAGAGATGCAGATACAGCAAGGAAAGTTATCAAGGCTTGCAAGTTTGGAACAAAGCAAGTGCGTTGGATTAAGCTATCGGAAGGTGAGCGAATGATTCTCAGGGATGCATTCATTTTCCTTAATTATCACGATGGCGAAAAGATTCCTGCGGGCGTAGCCAATGGAAGCATGGAGATATCTAGAGCAGATCGTTCTGATATCAACTGGGTTGAAATTTTAGGAGATGATTAACATGGAAGCAGTTAAAGAGTTGATTACTATTACCACTAACCCAAACAAGGATGCGATTAATATGGAAGCAGTTAAACCTATTTACCAAGCCATTAGAATGAACGCTGTTCAAATCTTTGAACACAAAGCTAATGCGTGGAAGACTGTCAGGCTTTTTGCCCTCGACAAGTATGAAGATGCCAAAGAATTTGCTAAGGATCTGGTTCAAGAATCAGTACAGCAAGACCCTGACGAAGAAGTAGCTTGCGGGATTGTAGCAGAGGTTAATTTGTTACCAGCTTTAATGGATAGGAAGCTTGTGTATGTGATAGAAGATACCAAAGAAATCGTTATGCTAGACATTTAGACCCCATTTAAAAACGAAAGGCTAGTCAAATGAAGATCATTAAAAATACGCTGGAAGTAATTACATCAGTATGGGAAGACCCTGGCGATTACCCAAACGCATTAGCTAGGGGGCCACTCCCTTCGCATCTATGTGTAGAAGATATCTCAGGATACCTTTTGATCCAAGTCGAGAAACAAGATCAAGAGAACGATGATTTTGAGGGGTGCAAACCTGACGAAATCATGCAGTCTTTAATGGATGATCACACCATTAGAGTTGATGGTGTAGTCATCACATCATGGCAGTTCTGCCCAAAAGAGCATCCAAATTCAAATGATGCTGCTGGGCTTGATATGTGGAAAATAATACCTTATAAATGGGATGCTGATAAGTTTGAATTGTAACATACCTTGTTTTGCTGGAAGCTAACCCCTAACTTTTAGGGAAGCAAAAAGTTTTATTCTTGAAAGGGATAAACCATGTCTACTGAAACCGCTTCTGCTTCTGCCACCGTTACCCCTGTTGCCGATCCTAATCGCATCATTACGATTAAGCTTAAGGCTTCTGAGGCATACATCCTTCGCTACATTGCAGCTATTCTAGCTGATACCAATACCGATAAGGAAGAAAGAAAATCGCTCATCAAGCATTGTGGAGCGACCCCAGAAGATATGACAAGAATACACCATAAAATTTATGGTGCAGAAATGGGTTGGGATACTAATTGGAATGGTTAGACTGTCTTTTTCTTCACCCTATAGGCTTCAATCTGTAGGGTGAAAAATCTTACATCAGGAAGTAATATGAAAAGACCTATTGAATGTTCAAAGTGCGGTAAGCATATCATTAAAATGTATGGCTACAAAGACCTATGCAATTTATGCCACACAAAGAGTTTAAACTTATCAGCAAGAGGTACTGCGGAGCTTAAAAAGCTAAGAGATGAATTAAAGGAAGTTAAAGCAAAGTTAAAGAAGTTAAGAACAACTTTAGCTAATACTAAACTATCGTTGAAGACTGCTGCAAGGGTTAATGAAAGGCTTAAGGCTGATCATCGTTCTGATTTCGAGTGGGATCGTGAGCGAATCAAACAATACAACAAGGATAAATCGTGAACTATCTTTCAGTTTGTTCTGGCGTTGAAGCAGCAACTGTTGCCTGGAATTCTATTGGATTTGAACCTATAGGATATTCAGAAATCGATAAGTTTTGCTGCGATTTACTAAAACAGAAATACCCTCAGACCCCTAATTTTGGAGACATAAATGGAAATTCAACCTGGCAAATTCCCAGAGCAATCGACATACTTATCGGGGGAACTCCTTGCCAAAGCTTTAGCCTCGCTGGCCTCAGAAAGGGAACAGACGATCCAAGAGGTGGACTTGTCTACAAGTTTTGTGAATTGGTGCGGGATAGAAAACCAAGATGGATTGTTTGGGAAAATGTGCAGGGAGTCCTATCAACTAACGGAGGAAGAGACTTTGGTTCCTTCATCAGGTCGCTGGCTGAATTCGGGTATCATCTCTGCTGGCGGGTTCTTGACTCTCAACACTTCGGATTGCCCCATAGAAGGAAAAGAGTCTTCCTTATCGGGCATTATTCAGACAGAACAAGTGGATACAAAGTTTTATTTGAGCAAGGTTGCTTGTCAAGGATTTATCAGGAGAGACAGCATGGGAAAAAGCCTTCCAGTTCGTTTGAAGGAAGCTATGATTGCCCATTCTGCAAATCACATACAACCTTAGACCCCAAAAAAACTGGATGCAATTACTGTGGAGCATGGGTAAAAAATCCAGTCAATTGTATATCTGATGGGGCACATATGGGGGGTGGTATCAACGGTCAGGATTACAATTCTGGAAGAATTATCGTTCAACCTGATGGAAGGGTTAGAAGACTAACACCACTTGAAATAGAAAGGCTAATGGGGTTCCCAGACAACTACACTAACATTTCTGGGGCAAAAGATGGCAATAGGTTTAAGGCAATGGCCAATTCGATGTGTGTACCTGTGATTAAATGGATTGGAGAAAGGATAGCGGAAGTCGATTCCACTAGCAAATAGACCCTGTTTTAATGTATACTGTTAGCCTAAGAGGGTTTGTTAAGACCCTCTTTTCTTTCGGCTCAAGGTATATATAATGGATGACAAAAACTTTTGGTCGTTCACGGACATCGCTGCTGACCTTGACTTAGCATATACAACCATCCGTAGAAACATAGAAACATTCATCAAGCAAAAGAAAATGAAACCATTGACCCGCATGAAAGCGGACAAAGGACACTTTTGTTCTGTCATGGATAGCACCCAGTACAGTCTGTTTCGTGAACTAATGCGTGGAAGAACTGCGGTAAACAAGGATGATGACAATGTTAATGACAAGATGTCTGATGATGGGTTTTTCTACTTAATCCTATTAGTTCCAGAGTTTTCAGACGGTAGGATTAAAGCTGGATTTACATCCAGGTTAGATTCAAGATTTTCTGAACACCTGATGTCAGCACCAACAGCAAAGCTAATTTACTCAACCCCTTGTCAACGAGCGTGGGAAACATTCCTGTTAGCTTATGTACACAGTCATGGTAAAAAGATTCGATCAGAAGTATTTGATGTTCCTGATACAAAGGTTTTAATCAAAAACCTTAAGACCCTCTTTTCTCAAGTTGGGCAACGAAAATGAATCACTGAAAATAAGTCCAGCATTGTGGACTAAGGAACCGTCTTAGTTAAGGGAAACGCATTTGCGTGAACTAAGGCTTTTTTTCTTCTTCTAACTCAGTATTTTTAAGAAGTTCAGCCAGGGCAATATAAGCAGCAGCATCTTCAAGGGTATCTTGATGATACCCCTGAGAAAGTCTGCAAAGCTTTAACAGGGCCATCATTACAGCTACCTCATAAGCGGTAACTTCCCGCTTTAAGAAGTTAGTCCACGCATCAGCAATACGCTTTAAATTTAGCTCTGGAGCATCGTATTGATTAGCTCTTTCAACAATGTGTTCAGTACAGCGGGAAAAGAATTCATTGAGTAAATATCGATCCATTTATAAACCTTTCAATCAGTACAATGACAACTAATCGTGTCATCAAAATCAGGAAACATTGGAAGTTGCATTCTAGATTGTTTCATTACATTTTCATAGCTTGGTCGATCTTTTCTAAAGGTGTGCTGCCTAGCTACAACACTACCGATCATTTTTTTCTCTTGTTCTATCCACCAATCCAAAGCTTCGGGAGTTTCTTTTGCAACCAAATCCAATCGATATCTAGACTTTAAAAAGCAACCTTGGCAATTACCTTGGTGTTGAGGAATATCTAAATCAAAAGATTGTTTACCCCAGAAACTCATAACATCTGGCAATGTATGTCGAGCATCAAACATAGGTGTTAACGCTGGATTTCTTCTAGTGTTTTTCTTTATGTTGGCAACTCTTCTTGGTTCATCGTATCGCAATCCAATAAGTTGATTGTGCTTATGAAAAAGTTTGCCGTAAACATCTTTCATATATCGATCCAGCAACCTTATTTTTAGTTCAACTGTGCAAAACCTGGCAACAGGATTAGGAAGATATTGTCGCTCATCAATAAGAATCCCAAATGGTTCTCCGTTTCTTGAAGCATCTTTATGATTAGTTACTTTATATCTTGGATCTATTTTCCTACCAACATATTCCAGCCAAGTTATATTTATCTTCCATTCTTCAGAACACTTCTGAACAAAGTCTAAAGTCTTTGGATGCTCCAAACCTGTGTTACAAAAAACAACTTTAACATATTCTGGAAGAACATTTTCATGTGCCTCTAAAACTTTAGCCAACATAAATCCAGATGTTCTACCACCGCTAAAAGAAATAACAGATGGATCTTTTAAGAAATACTTGCTATCCATTTATTTTCCCCTTTAATTCAGATCGTTTTTTAATTGCTGATTCTAATGGAATCAAAAAGGTTTTGTTGTTTTTGTTTTCAAGCGGGTTTTCATGCTGATCAATGTGTTCAGCAATGATTGATGAATCATCCAAGTCAATCACCCCTTCCAGTTTGTTTCGCATTAAAAAATATCCAATACGAACCCTGTTAACACCAATAATTTTTGCAGCTTCTCTTGCTGTCACATATGTTTGATCGCCAACTTTAATTGCCATTAGAAACACCTTCCATTTCTCTTCTATTGTTAATTTGTTCTAATACTGCTGCCCTAATCTTTTCGTCAACAAGTTCACGCTCTTTAGCTTTATCTTGCTTTCTTAAAGTAGCAGTAAGCTTCTTTTCTTTTGCTGTTATCTTCCTAGTTTCCCGCCTCATCATCTTATCTAATACCGAAGACATGGGTACAAGAAAATGAGACTTACTTTTTTTGTTAAACTTTTCCAGTTCAACAGGATCTATCTCAATACCAACTGCTCTAATTGCTTGCATCAAAGGCTTCTGATCACTCATATCTATTACCCCACGAAATTCGTTTCGGTAAAAATAATGAGCGATTAGCCCTGCCTTTACCCCCATAACCAACTGAGCTTCTGGGCTAGTTAAATACAATTCATCACCAATGTATACTGGCATAACTATTTACCTTCCTTTCTAACTAATTCTTCTGCAATTTCCAAAAGTTTAGAACTATTTGCGGATTGAAATTTAAGGATTGGATACAGACTCATAAGTATAACAATTCTTTCATTTAACTTCTGTGTCCATCTCCATCCGCTAGCTTCTATTCCATTGACAGTTACGCTTACACCATCATAAATAGCCTGTTGACATCCTCTAGACTCAATTAACCCTGGGAACAAACCATCTATTGTTTCTGCAACATCTTGAAGAAGATCAGAAATTTTCTTTTTATTAAGCTCGTAAGGTTCATTGCTGTCAGTTTTTTTAACAGCTTTAGCCCATTCGCAACAAGCCATACAAGCAGCAAAATTGATGTAGCTATCGGGCTTGCGTTTAGCTATTTCAGAATCATCCCAAAGCACAGATAAATTGGCCAAAGCTTCCGAAGCAGCAGCAAACATCTCGTCAGGCATGATTTCAAGACCTGTGAGTTCCCTTGAAATAAAGGATGCCCTTCTAGCACAGGTTTGAACTGCTGCAACCTTTGATATTTTTGCCATTTTCTTGTCCTCTGGGCTTCCGTTCCCCGAATCTTTATTCTTAAACATTATAACCCCTTCTTTCAGTTTTTGGTAAGTTCAATTGCAACATAAGAATCGTCACCATTTGTAAGCTTTTTGCCTAACTTAATAGTGATTGATTTAACACAATCTGTATCATCTCCTAAAAGATAACCACAATGCTGTAGTTGGTCTAATATCGGCTTAATACGGTTATCCAAATCAGATTTTCTCCAGTTTCTCCCAGGGTAAACCATAATTAATACATCGACTGGAAACAAACAGGCATCAATCCTATTTCGATCATCCGTATGGTGAAAGTTTTCCTCCCGCCATTGGCGATACTTTTCACTAAGAATAACTCTGCCTTTAAAATTCCTCCAACAAGCGTTAGCTGATGGAGGAAGGGTAAACAAAATTGGATCGACTGGCATATTATCTCCATGACCATGCTGGTGCAGTAAGCTTTGGAACAATTCCATAATACTCAGGCACAAAAACACCAGTCTGATGAGCAGCAAGGTACTTCCTAATCGCTTCAAACACTTGGTTCTCCGCACGATCAAGATCACTCGAATCAAACTGGCAAACCATGCATGAAGGGTACTCACCCTTGTCTACAATGATATGGTAAACATCGTTGATGGGTATCTGCATCGATCTCAGGCAGAATCGATATAAAGCCATCTGACGAAGGTATCCATTAAATACACATTCTTTGGCCCAATCCATTGGATCGTAGCTACCAACGGTCTTTAAATCGACTAGGAAACCCTTCTCAGGGCAATACATATCAGGGATGAATTTAATCTGCAAGGGTTGCCCATCGAATTCAATAGTGGTTAAAATTTCTTGTTCACGAACAACACCAGGGCAATTAAAATATTCCGAAGCAGAATTTTCTGCAATTGCAGCGATCATTTTATTAGATTGCTCTACATCATCATGGGTAATAATTTCAATACCATCTGTTAAAGATGATTTAAAATTATCCCAAGTTTCTTTGCCAACCTTAGTTCGCTTATCGCAGACAGGAGCAACCGCAAAGCGTTCACTAACTGTAGCTGGTTCAAGCAACATTGCATGAACTAAAGATCCAAGGATCATAGCTGGAGAAGGATCACGAACAACAACCTTGTCAATATAAGTCTTCTTATAAAGGACTGGGCTTTTGCGAAACAACTCCAAGCGGGAATGAGACACATATTCAATTGGAAACATTAAACACCTTCTTCTTTCTGTTGTGAATTACACCTACTCAAAACAAACTTGCAATAAGAACTAGCAATAGCACATTTCAAAACCCTAGATGCTTCTTTTTCGCTAATTAACCGTTCTATTTGTTCAAAAACAGATTGATAAAATGAAAAGGAAACATCTTGTTTAACATAGTTTTTTGAAAATTGACCTTCAAGTTTAGAAAAATATAAATCAATTGAATCACTTATCATTTGATAAATATGATCTTTGCGAAAATCAAACATTTTTTCAAATTGATCTTTCCAAACTTCACTTTGCTTTCTAAATGACATCAGGATTTCTCCTTAAAAAATTTCTCAAGAATATCTAAGACCTGACCATTCATAGTTCTATTCTGGGATAAAGCCAGAAAATTTAACTGTTCTTTTAAATCCGAATTAGGTCGAAAAACTACCGTGAGTTTTTGCCGATCCTTTTTAGACCCGTGTCTTTTTGGCATTTTCCTTCTCCTTCAATAATGATGCCTGATAAGCATCCCATTCACTATCGTACTTCCAAGGCTTCTCAAAAAAATAAATCAGATTGCCAACACCGCCAGCACCATCCCATTGTCCTTCATCCTTTAGCCAACGAGCTAAAGCGAGAAGATTATCGTGGATCGCATACCACATACAGCACCCCTTTCAAAAAGTAAAACTGACAACATAATAAGTATATCATAGTATATCATAAATATTTATTATTACCATAGAATCTTTTATTTTCTTTTATTTTCTGTTTTTTTCTGTTTTGGGTTTGACTTTTAATTTAACGGATCGTAGGATAGACGATGTGGTGGGAGTGGAACTGAGTTTGGAGTTGGCAAGATGCCTAGAAAGAAAAAACATAATCTTCTTTCATTTGACGAAGCGTCAAGCTTTTGTCCACATCCCCCAGGTAGCACAGAAAAAATAATTGTTTTGGAAGCAAGATTATTTTATGGAATTGATCTTTATCACTCTGGTGATAACTCGATCCCAATAATTTCTAAAGATAAGAAAAACGCTTCTAGAGCAGAAACCGAATCTTGTCCAGATGCGGAGATACATCTGGATGATGATGACTAGCGGTGGTCATATGGGTAAGCTCGTTGCGAACCTTAAAAAGACACTAGTTTTTACCGAGGCTAGCACACGCACCGCTAGTTTTTTACTTTTTTTAACGAAAGGGGAATGTCATGGAAGATGAAATTACCATGATTGATCAAGAGTTGAGGCAGATAGTTGCTCCGAGTTTTTCGCCACCATGCAGTCTTAATGAAGATGCATATGTGGAACCGCTAACCATAACAGGTGTTGTTAATGCTGACGAGCAGCTTTTGAAGTTTCTTTTGTTCAACGGCATATCTACCCATGCTATTGGGCAAAACAAGATGATGTCTATCACCAGTATAGATGACATCACTTCGGGCAGAGGATCGTATTCTGACACGATCATAAAAGTGAGAATGAAAATGGGCGATTTAAACACAGTTGTTTCTATTGAATTATCAAATGAGCAACTTGAAGAAATTGTAAGGATTGGTCTTCGCACTCAGTTTGGTGCAAGTGTTGAGTCAGTCAAAGTGATATCGTTGTATCACGGACTTAAAAAGTACGAGTTAGAAGTTACTTTTAAAGGGAGAGGTTAATGAAAATTGGGAAGCCTGTTGGTTTCGGTTTGACTAACAAGCCAAAGGCAGTTGTCTTTGGTGCAGAGGGTTCGGGTAAATCTACGATGGGCAGTAAGCTTTCTAAAGCTTTGTTCATTGATGTCGAAGGCGGTATTTCTGGCATTGATATTGATTGTGTGGCAATAAAAACATGGTCAGAATTTGTGGCTACGATCAAAGAGATCGTAACATCTACAGAGTTTGCTTATGAAAATATTGTCATCGATTCTCTAACCGCTTTGGAAAGATTGCTTCATCAGCACATCTGCCAAACATCTGGAGCATCATCAATCGTGCTAGCGTGTGGCGGGTATGGTAAAGGTCTTGTCGAGTCTGTAACGCAGATGTCTCTGCTTATTAACTCGCTAAATGCCAAGAAGGATCTTGGGGTTTACTTCCTGTGTCATTCAACAGTAAAGTCTGTCAATGATCCAACAAGAGGTGAATACGCTTCTTTTGGGGTTCGGGCTGATAAGGCCATGTCTGAATGGGTTACTTCTTGGGCTGATCTAATTGGCTTCGTTGAAATCGACCTGATGGTTGGTGACGATGGCAAGCCAATTATCAAAAAGGATGGTAATGAGGTTCGCAGAACCATTACTGTAACTCCAAGGGGTGGACTGACTGCGAAATCACGGATTCCAGGTGTGATTGGAACCATGACGGTTGATAGTTTTGTGTCTAAGATCAATGAAATCTTTTCTAAGAAGGGTAAGTAATTATGTCTGATGAATTTGAAATCTTTGGCCAAGATGAAGCAAAAGAGCTTTTAAAGGCTGATATTCTTCCCCCAGGGGAATATCCAGTAATTATCACCAAAGCGGAAGTCCGTACCAAAGATGACAAGAAATGGTTGTCTCTTGGTTGTCAGATCGATGCTCCACATGATATGCAGGGAAGGTACAAAACCTTTACGCTGTATATCAAAGACGGTCATCCTAATCCGCAGGTGTGTAGCATCCATGCTAAGTTAAGGCAGAGTCTTGATGCTGCTCTTGGATTAGATCGCATGACCCTGACAAACATCATTGGTCAAGCCTGTGTGGTTAAAATCAAAAACAGCGAAAAGAACGGTTCTACCTATGAAAATGTAGAAAAGTTTTTGAAAGCTGTCTAATCTTTGCTCATGTTGCACTTGGAAGCAACCGATAAGAAAGGCAAGGAGGTGCAACATGAGTAAACTTTTCTTGTTTTGTTTGTGTTTCTTGATTGGATGTCAGGGAACAAGGAATTCGATAGAAACTGGGGCATCGACAACTTTAATGTCTGATTCCCCAGTAATCGAAAAAATGGATGTAAATCTTAAGTTTAAAAAGGAGTGGTAGACATGGAAGTTATTGCCAATATTTTTGAGTTACGAGCAGCGGTTACAAATGCTTTTGGTGAAAAAAGTTTTATTGAAACACTAGAACGCAGAGGAATGTATCGCTCACGGATTGCATCAGTTGTAGACACGGACTGGTCTACTGAAGATGGCCAGCTAATAGCACATCATTGGACAGTCGATCCAGAACCTATCGTTGAGAAATTCAATTTCCCGCCAACTTGGTCGAACAAAGAAAGTTGGAAAAACACCTTTGAGTCTGATTACCCTGAGTGTTTAGAAGATGCCTTGGATATCGCTCTTTGGACTCCAAGAACCCCATCTAGATTAATTATCGAGGACGATAACGGTATTAGGGTTTTGAAATCGATTGAGACAGATCCAGTTCAAAGGGTTGAAGAAAAAAGAATTAAACCTGTTAGCTTTCCGATTAAAAGGAAGAAGCCTGTTAGCAATCAACCTACCTTATTTGGAGTTTAACATGAGTGATGAACCTTTATTCGATCCAGAAGAAACCAAACCGATTCCCGCTGGAACTTACTCTGCTCGCATCATGCGAGCGGAGATCAAGACATCCAGAGCGGGAAATAAATATCTTGCTTGCGATATGCAGATACTTCAAGGGGCACAACAGGGCAGAGCATTGGATGCGAATTTCCATATCTTTTCGACTGATACAAAGTTTCGTGCAGACTCAAGAAGGAAGCTGGCTCGACTGGCTTCATCATGCGGTATCACTACTGTAATGAAACCCGAAGAGCTAGTAGACAAACCCTTCCTAGTTGAAATAGGCGAAACAACGGATAACTATGGGGCAACAAATTTGATTCTTGGGTACTCAAAGTTAGGGAGAAGTTAATGAATGCAATTAAAGAAAGAATTACATCGATAAGTGGAATCCCTTTAGAACATATACAATCGATATTAAAAATAGATCCAAGTAGCCCATCGGGGTTAATGTGGATTCCGAGAGAATTACATTTTAATCAAAAAGATAAATGCGGAAGTGTTCGCATTGGGAAAAAGGATGGATACAGAAGGTTTACTGTAACCATTAGATATGATAAAAAACAATATACTGTAACTTGCAGCAAAATAATATTACTTTTAGCTAACGGATTCCTTACTGAAGGGAAATATATTGATCATATAGATGGAAATTCTTTAAATAATAATTTAGAAAACTTAAGAGAGGTTACTGCTTGTCAAAACGGACACAACAAAAAAATTTCAAAAATTAACACATCAGGAAATAAAGGAATTAGTTGGAATAAAAAAAACAAGAAATGGCTAGTGCAAATGGTTGCAAATGGTAAATTTCATTATTTTGGACTTTATGAAAATAAAGAAGATGCAATTAAGGTTTCTATAGAAGCAAGAAAAAAACTTCATGGTGAATTTGGGAGAGATAAATAATGTTAAGAAAATACCAAAAAGATGCGGTAGATTCATTATTTGAATTTCAGAATGATCGCCCTGGACAATCATCAGTAATCGTTATCCCAACTGGTGGCGGGAAAACTAGAGTGATGGCTGAAATAATCAGACGATCATTTGAGGCTAATCCAAATTGCAGGGGAATGATTTTGTCTCATGTAAAAGAATTGCTTGAACAATCCAACAAGACTTGCACACACTATGCAACTACTACTGGCTTACCTGTTGAATCAATCGGGGTTTATTCTGCTGCATTAAAACGCAGAGAAGTAAAACCTTTGACGATTGCAGGGATTCAAAGTGTGTACAGAAAGGGTGCTGACTTTGGTTATCTGGATTTCATTATGATTGATGAATGCTTTGTGGCTGGAACAATGATATCTACTCCAAAAGGAGAAATCCCTATTGACAAGGTGAGGTGCGGTGACTTAGTATTCAATCAATGCGGTGTTGGAACGGTTGAAGCCGTATCTTGTAAACCAGCACCAGAGACATATATAGTGGAGCTTAGTAATGGAAAAAAAATTGAATGCACAGGGAACCACAGGTTCTTTACCGAAAGAGGATGGTGTGCAGCCAAGGAGTTGGAGAACGGATCGGGTCTTTTTGGAATCCAAGATATGCGTATGTTGTGGGAAAGTGTTCTGTCCTTGGGTGAAGTATCTGGAAAATGGGAAGATAAAATCCACGCTACAAGAATCCCTTTGGAAAAAGCAGAAATTTTGCTCAGTTGCGTGTGCGAAGAAATTTTCCCCAACATCGTTGAACAAAGCAGCAAGGAAAAAAATAAGCGACAAACTGAAAGAGATGAAACACAAACCTATACAAAGAGGCGGGAACGGGCAATTGCTTCCCTTGGCTCAACTAGCATTGTTACACGCACTAGGGGATGGATGGAAAGCGGAGCTTGCGATAATCACTCATGCGGGGCATCTAAACGGAATGTATCCAAATTGTTACAAGGTGGACATTGGGAACAAAGAGAAAATGATTGCAATCGAACTGGATGGGGGAAGCCACGGTTCACTAGAGAGGAAAGAAAAGGATCAGAAGAAAATGAAGTTTTTGGCGGGATTAGGGTGGTCGGTGTATCGTGTAAAAAACGAAAAAGCCCTGTCCTTGTATTCAACATTCAAGTCAGCGGACATCCTTCTTACTTTGCTGATGGGGTAGCAGTACATAATTGCCATCTCATCAGCCAGAACAAAGAAACGATGTATCGAAAGTTTTTGTCGCAAGCAAAGATATCTAACTCTAGAGTTAAAGTGGTTGGCTTAACCGCAACCCCATATCGACTTCAGAGCGGAATCATCTTTGGACACAAAGAAAAGACTTTTGACAATTGCTGCTATGCAATAGGGGTGCGAGATTTGATTGACGAAGGTTTTCTTTCACCATTAGTAACAATGGGTACAAGTGATTCACCTGACTTAAAAAATGTTCGCATTAGAGCGGGTGAATACTTCTCTAAGGATCTTGATGCGATTCTCGAAAACGCTGATCTAGTTCAATCTAGCGTTAAAGAAGCAATCGTAAAAGCATCAGGAAGAAAATCTGTTTTGGTATTTGCTTCATCGATCAAACACGCACAGATGATTCTTGATGAACTAAAGAACCAAGGTCAACGAGCAAACATGATAACAGGTGAAACTCACCCTGCAATTAGAGACTGTGTGATTAATGGATTCCGAGAAAACAATTACAAATGGCTTGTGAATGTAGCCGTTCTCACCACAGGTTTTGATGCACCTATGATTGATTGCGTTGTGGTGATGAGGCCAACCATGTCGAAGGGGTTGTGGTATCAAATGGTAGGGCGGGGATTTCGATTAGCTCCAGATAAAGAGAACTGTTTGATACTTGATTTCGGTGATAATGCTCTGAGGCATGGTTGCATCGATCAGATCGTTGTTGATGCTCAAGGCATTGAACTTCCAGCAGCTAAAGTGAAGCGTTGCCCTTCATGCAATCTCATACACAGGATTGGCAATATCATTTGCCCTTCGTGCGGGTACTTCAAGCCAAAGGAAGAAGAATCTTTATTCCCTGAGAAACTTTCTGCGAGTCAAACCAATGGTGAAATCCTTGCGGGAAGGCAACCAAAGCAGTATGAAATTGTTGCTACTGGATATACAATTTATCGCAAAACACCTGCATCAGATCCATGCATACTCGAAACACACGAAACGCTCGAAGGTAAATTAATTCGATGCTATCACTCTCTTAAACATGGATTAGAATTTATAGTTTGGAAATGGCTTAAGTCTGTTGGTGCAAAAGGTTTACCAGATAAGCATTGGAATATGAATAAAGAAGACTTGCAAATTCAAGAATGGCTGGATACTATTCCCAAACCAACTGCTATTAAGGCACATATAAATGAAAAGGGGTACTATCACATCGATAGTTACACCTTTCAAAGTAGTAGAGTAATAAGCGGAGGAGTGGCGAAAGGGTGAAACCACTCCCCCTGTGCTGGGAGGAAGCAGCCCAGCAACATTATCTTAACCAATTTAACCATAAAATCAAAGGAATAGGTGTGCCTTGGAAGAAATTAAAAAACAGGCTTTGCGAGTTCGTGGACAAGGACTATCAGTCT